CCGTTACACAATTCCAAGCTCAAGCTTACAAAGAATTATTACCAAGTGATGGACCAGTAAGAACACAAGTTATTGGTGTAAAAAATCCTGGAACAGAACAACAAGCAAATCGTGTAAAAGATTTCATGAACTATTTAGTTATGGATCAAATGAAAGAATATGAAGCAGAGTTTGATTCTATGTTATTTCATTTACCATTAGCGGGTTCAACATTTAAAAAAGTTTACTACGATGTAAATATGGGACGAGCTGTATCTAAGTTTGTTCCAGCAGATGAATTAATCGTTCCGTACACGGCTACCTCATTAGACGATGCGGAAGCGATTATTCATAAAGTAAAAATTTCTGAAAACGAATTAAGAAAACAACAAGTTAATGGTTTTTATAAAGATGTGGATTTAGGTCCTCCAGGCACAGATTCAAATGATGAACTTGCAAAAAAAGAACGTGATCTTGAAGGTAGTAAAAAAACTGGAAGAAATGAACCAGTATATACTTTGTTAG